TCTTAACTTTTGCGACTGTAGCTCTTGCATCTGCAGGAGTTGCAAATTTAATACTAACTGTATCTTTTGGATTTTCATCAGTATATAACCTTCTCCCGCTACCCTTGGGTTTCTTACCTGTGCCTTTTTTAGGATCGCGTTTTTTCTTAGGCATTACCTATACCCGCCTCCGCGTTTCTTATATGTACGCACTAACCAGCCATTCGCATAAGCAGACGGATAGACCTTAAACTTTCGTTTAGCTTCTGCTTTTACTCTTGCGTACAAAGCTGGATTAGTAGGAGTAGCTCCACTTTTTTTCTTGGTGCTTTTTCTTTTCTTTGCTGGTTTTTTTCTAGGGGCCATTATTTTCTCCTCTTCTTACCTGCTCTAAGTTTTTTAAAATCAGCTCCTGTAATCTTGTTACGAGGCTTAGCTACTCTAGCTATTTTCTTTTGTTTCGGTGACAGTTTCTTTGCCATTATTTTCTCCTTTTTGCAGTTCTAGCTGCTCTTTTAAAATCACTAGCCTTAGGCGCACCTTTGGCTCCTTTCTTCCTCATTTTTCGTCCTGATGCTCTTTTCTTATGTATGTTTCTATATAAACTCATTATGGTCTCCTCAGTTTCTTTTTATAGTTTGACACATTTTTTACTTTCTTTTTAGTTCTTTTAGCCATTCAACATTTTCTCTTTTAATCTTACCGCTCGGTTTCCAACCTGAGTAGCCCACTTGCTATCCATCATTTCTACAGCTGCTTTTTCCCAGTCTTGTTCTTGCACTGCAGCCAAAAACTTTTTAAATTTTCCTAGTCTAGGCAAGCCTAAATTAAACGCCATGTTAGCTAGTACACGTTGCCTAGTGTCGTCCAACTCACTCCACCAACTCATGTTTTGATCTAGCTCTTTGCAAACTATATCTATGTCGTTGTTGAGGCACTCTAAGATTCTTTCTTCTGAAACAGGTGTGCCAACAGGTTGTCCATATTCTTCATCTGTTTCTAACACTAAATGTCCCACTCCAAAAGTAGGATAACCAAGGTGATCTAAATATATCTCGTATTTATAGCCCTCGTCTTTAATTAGTTCTTCTACTAGCTTGCTTCTATCCATTATATATTTATAGAGGTGGCTCCATTTGTTGATACTGTAAGTTTGCCCAAAGACGCAGTGGCCTCTACTCCAAACTCTCTTCGTTCGTACAGACTTATCCACTCTTTACCCGTCCAAAGCTGTAGTTCTTGAGCAGTTAGATTCCATATAATATCGCCTTGTTGAAACTGGTTGTTGTTACGTTGTGTCTCATTTACAGACAGAGTAGAGTCTATGTCTACTTTATTTAAACTAAGCTCTAATACTCTGACTAGTCTGTTAAAAGTTTCAGGAGATATTTCTCCTATGGCTACAGGTAGTTTTGTTTCTAATAGTTTACTCATTATCTTCTACCATTAACTTTTAAATCCATACGAGTAGCTCCTATTCTAAAACCTACTCCTAATCTAGCTCCCACAGAATTATCATCATCTGATTCTATTCTAAGAGCTGCTTGCCTTGCCCTAAGTCTTGTATCTATTTTTGTTGTAGAGGCCGTGCAAGTGTTAGTGGATTCAGTAACTAAACTATCTCCTGGAAAGTCTCTCTGCTTTAATACAAAATTAATTGTTTGGTCTGATCCTCCATTTCCCGTAAATTTTACGTCAGGTATTATTCTACTAATGGCTTGAAACTGCTCTCCGTTACCAAGTGCGAAGTCACTAGACTCTATAAATACGTTGTCCATAGGAGAACCATCATCATCGTTGCCCGTTTCATGGTTATATAAATACCCCGAAGAAGTTGCCATAGGACTATCAAAAATGCCTTCATCTATCCAAGAGGTTCTATTAAGTTGACCAATTGTCCATAGTTTTTCTTCATAGTTATAGACTACGTATCTATCTATTGTAGATGCGCTGCTTGAACAATAAAACCAACCTACTTCGTCGAACTCTTTATTTAAAAATCCGAAAGCTTGAAATGACTGTCCTTCGTTAAAATCACTAAACACATAGTCTTGAACAGTGCAGGGCACATCTAAGACTTGACCGTTGTAAGTATAGAAGCCTTTTTTATCCATCCAGAATATTCCTCTAGGTGAATTTATAGCTGCATTTGGAGATATTAACCCTACGCCTTCATTTACTAAATTAATCCCAAAAGTAAAAGGCTGACCTATAAAAGTCATGGAATACAAGGACGTGTCTGTCCACACTAACGTTTCTTGTCTAGCCCTAATGGCTCCTATAATAGATGAGCCTGCAGAAAGTCTTAATGACCCTGCTGTATTCGTAGGCAAAGGTTCCCACTCAGTCACGTTTTCTTGGTCACTAAAAGCAATAAGCATAGGATCAATGTTTCCTGTCCGAGAAGTTCCTGATATTGGATCTGCACCAAAACAAATTACGTGTCTATCTACGTCGCTAACTAAAACTTGTAAGGCTTTAGTCGGAGCTAAGTTTGCTCCAGCTAAATCACTTAACGCCGTAGCTCTTGTGGTGCCCAACGTGCCCGCACTTGTATCGTAATAAAATACGCCACCTGCTCTCACATTAATAACCAAATCTTCACCAAAGTTATCATGTGACCAAATACGTAATTGATTAGAAGCTGTTATTGGTGTGCTAGAGCCCCAAGTGCCTGCTCCCCAAGTGCCTGCTCCCCATCCTGTAGATTCAACAAAAGTATCTAATCCAACATTTATTTGATATGCACCTACTACTGAACTACCTCCGTTACCACTATCACTAGCGTTTGCCGTGACTGTAGCTCCAGAAGTGTCTTTAGCTGTTATGGTATATGTGTTTGCTCCTGTTACTAAAAGTATTTGATATTCTTGGTTTAATACAGCAGCAGTTACGTTACCTCCTAAACTGGACGCTCCGCTAAAAGTAACAAAATCATTATTAACAGCTCCATGGCTTGCATCAGTTACTGTTATAGTAGAACTACCGTTAGTAGCTGCGAAAGTTACATCGCCTGCAGCTGTTGTAACTCTTAAAGGTGTTATATCATAAAAGTTTCCACCTTCTTTTATATAGTATTTAAAAGTTGTACCTATACCTAAAAATTTAGTTAAGGCAAGGTCTACCCACGCATGTAGGGCTCTTGAAGTACCTAAAAAAGTGCTTGTAACAGCTTTAGCCCATCCACCTATTTTTTCGGGGAGGCCTTTACGAAATCTTACAAAGTTAGCGTCAAACCATCCGCCATCATTAGAATAGTCTGTGCCCTCTCGGTTTATTCCAGGTCGAAGTATAAATTTTTCTAAAGCCATTGCACATTATTTTTTCTTTTTAGATTTACTTTTTCTTTTGACTCTTTTAGTGGTATAGGCCTCATTTACATCTGGAGTAGATTTATCATCTGCTACAAACTGACCTTCTTCATCTCTGGCTCTTACTTTAACTCTTTTAGTGCCTGTTACTTTATCTACTATTCTGCTCCAAAGTCCCATTACTTTTCTCCCACTTTTTTAGTTACAGACTCTAATTGAGGTTCTTCTTTTTCAGATTCTTCTGCCATTTTTTGTATCTGTTCCATAGTTTGTTTACGCAACATAGCTATGGCTTCTATTTCAGCACCTTTCCAAGAACCTCTTTCTGTAGAGACATCTATAAGTTGAAGTATATTTACAAAGTATTGTTGTTCCATAATTTAACCTAGTGTTTTAGTAACAGATGTCGGTGTAACTTTCTCTGCGATTTGTGCATCTATTGATGCTTTTAGTTTTGTAACTTCATCAGCACCAAGAGCAGCTTCAACCCACCCTTGTACTTCAGCAGCATCAAGACTTGACCAGTTAGTAAATGATGATAAATCAGAAGTATCTAAACCCTGACTTCCATAAACGTCTGCGGTTTGTGGATTGCCCTCTGAGTCATTATTAGCATCATCTGTACCTTTTAGTCTCCAATGTACGTTATGCACTACATTTGATTTACCGCTTTTAGTAGGGTAGGTGTCGCATGTAGATACATCCCAAGTATAATTTATTGCCATATTATTCTCCTTCTAAGGTTGTTATTCTTGATTTTAAGTCGTCTATTATTGTTTGTTGTTCTTGTATAGCCTTGACAAGTAATGGAGTTATGCGACCATAATCCATGGCTTGCATATCATCCCCATCTTTTTCACCTGTTACTGCATCTGGAAATATCTCTTGTGCTTCGTGTGCTATGAAGCCTTCGCTAGATGTACCACCTTCTTTCCAATCAAACTTGACTGGTTTAAGGCTGTTAAGTCTGTCTAAACCATTTTCTATAGGAGTAATATTTTCTTTTAGTCTGTAGTCTGAAGTTGTGTTGTAGGATGCAGCATTACCTGACACTGAAATATTGCCTGCGCCTCCGCTACCGCTATAAAAAGCAAGGATTGTTCCGTTACTGCCACGAGCTAGAGCGTTTGTTTCTCCATTATTGCTTAGACGACAGCCTGTGTTGACAGTTCCAAGAGATGAATAAGAAGAAAACCCAACCTGTAAGTTTCCAGAAGAATCAATACGCATTCTTTCTGTATTACTAGAACCTGAAGTAAGCACCATGTCGTTACCTTCCGTTCCGAATATAGAACACAAATCTCCATTGTTCGCATTTGACCATTGAATCATTGGTCGTGAACCGCCTGCACCTTTGATTTCTAAACCGTTGTAATTAGAAACTCCATCTACATGTAAGTTAGTTGCAGGACTCGTAGTTCCTATGCCTACGTTTCCAGACTTATCAATTGTCATTCTTGTTGCTAAAGCACCATTAGTATTGTTACCAGGATTTGTTAAAAAATCT